TTCATTCCTACAATCTGCAAATCGACAGGGTTGTTGGTAGCCATCAGGAACTCGTTGCGCCTTACCTGGGCCTGCTCTTTGTTGAATAGATGTAACGCGCCCATAGGAACGATTTCAACATCCCCCTTGATAGATTCATCCTCATCATAGAGCATATTGTAGTTATAGATATTTGTAATCAGCGGTTTGATGACCCCTTCATCCATGTTCGATATCACACCCTTGATGCCCCTTGACGCATGAGTCATGATCATGGATAAGCCTGAAGCTGTTCTACCCGCACCTTTAGCGTCGTCGCTGCCCTGAACATAAGCCGGTATCCCAGTATAATCATCAGCCAAGTCCGAGAAATAGTCGTAAACCTTTAAAAGCTCTGCACTCATCATGCTAGGCTGGAAAAAATCGATAGGCCTTTGTCCGTTGCCCTGAATATCGGGAGTGAACTGCCATATTTTCCACGGATAGAGCGCGGTAATCTCTTCACTTTGAGGAATCCGGTTAATGTCATTGACCGCCACCTGGGGACCGGATGCCACCGACATGTTGTTGACTAAGGCGCGCGCAGTAGAGTTACATATCTGCTGGATATCTTCCATGAGTTCAGGGACTCCACGCCCCCAAAATGAACCGGGAACATTCTCATAACACGCCTTACCATACGGCCGATGATTCAATGGGTTTGGATTCAATGCCGACATCACCACCCATCGACCAATCATCAAGGCGTTAATCTCATACGATTGATGTTCATCCTCTATGTCATCCCAGCCCTGCTCAATCAAAACAAAACCAGGCACTTGCCCGTAGAACTCTAATGCCTCGATTGAACCGGAACTGTTTAGATATTCATAGGGCCGATCCTCGTTATCCGCTCTCTCGTTGTCATGGGATAACCACTCCCTTAAACCACCTCTGCCATGAGCCTTGATCACAGCATTAATGGCTTCGTCGTCATATCCATCGACCCCCTTCATGGAGTTTAAATCAGATACGCTTAACTTGACGCGGTCAAAGAACCCTCCATCCTGGATATCTACAGTATCAGCCAGAGGATAGATGTCGAACGGCGAACGACGCTCGAACTCGATCTGGATTTCTTCAGTCTCTACAGGTTCATAACCGTTAATGGTCTGAGTCCAGTTGACTCTTTTACGCTTACGAGTAATCGGGCCTTTCAGGAAACCGGCCTTGTATTCTACAACATCTTCAATGAACTCGCTCAGGGCTTTTTGAAATCCACCTTCCGCAAGCTGGTCCCTAATCTTGTCTCGCATCTTGTCGGCTGTTTCTTCTGCAAAATCCTTTTCTTCCTGCAATGCCCTTTCAAGCAATTCCTCCATCGTCCCTGCCAACCATTCACGGATGCTCAATAACTCTTGCTCCGTTATTACACCGTCAGCCATGATCACCGCATCAGCCTGGCGCATAGCTTCCCTGTAAACATCCTCCTGAATCTGAAAGGTCACTTCCTGGGATAACTCAGGGATCTCTGTAGGACGAACGCACCAAACATCATCTTGATTGTTTAGCAGAATATCTTTGATCCATGAAGATGCCGCACGACATTTAGCGGCGGTCAACATCATGAAAATCTGAGTGCCACCTTGTTTCTTGATCTGAGCCAGCTTGTCATCGTCATAGCGACCATTGCGCTGCCGCTGAGCCTTGAGAAGCTCTTCCTGTATCGGCTCTTTAGCCGTTTGAGCAGCTTGCCATTGTTTCTTTAGATAAGCCGCAAGACCCGTAATCTTTGGGGTTTCCTGCCTCAGTTCGGCCTGTTTGCGCTCCAGTTCCTCGATCTCTGCGTTCGGAACAAAGCGAATAGGCGTGTCGCCACGACCGACCATAGACGGTTCTAAACCTAGTCCCATGCTGAGAACCCTTTGCTAGCGAACCTCACGGGCTTTGATGATATGTTCTGCCGGTAGTCAGAGAAGAACGTCAACGCAACTGCGTCCGCAAAATCTGGAGAATTTAGCCCTCTTTTCTTCATATCTTCTTTGCGCTCCAGTTGTAGCTGCATTCTACTGTTAAAACCATATTCAGGCCCGATTAAATCATTCTTTAGCTGCATATCGCGGGGAAGATCCACATCACCATTCAGCCAGTCTCGCATCTCGCCCCACATTTCAGCGCGGACGTTTGCATAAACCTTTTTGTCTCTAGCTTGAGCGCCTGACTGAACATCGATGACATTAATATTTAATTGCCTTAACCGATCAACCACGCCACCACCAACGCCAACCCCATCCACGAAGACTGCATCAGCCCGCCATTTCAGCGCCTCGTCATGAACATAACCGGCTAGTTCCATTGTATCAATGCCGGAATAGTTCTTGAACTCAACCACCTTAGGCCCTTGACGCTTCGCTATCACGCTGAGGTCATCACCGAACCTGGCCACATCTACCCCTATATAACGCGGGTATGACGAATATAGGCTACCGATTAGATCCGTTTCCTGCGCTTTCACAACAATATCGTCAGAAATGAACTGGTTACTACCAGCTCTCGGGAACTGTCCCTTAACCCTGACACGCACAAAATCGGAATCTTCGCCGTAATCATCAATCCATTGCTGAATCAGTGTTTTGTTCGTTCCGGATACAGTGCGGCTGTCTATCTGCCGGTTACTCCATCGATGCTTGAATCTTCCGAAACACTCTCTAAACCTTCCAGTATTTCGAGTAGGGTTCCCGAATACGGCCCATATAATTTCGGTCTGCTCATCCGTCAAGGCTCCTTCTGAAACCTCATAGATCACATCAGGAATGGCTGAACCCTCATCGAAGATCAGAATGATTCGCTTACCCGCGTTATGAAGCCCCGCGAAAGCCTCAGTGTTTCTTTCGGACCAGGGAACCATGTCAACGCGCCAGGTCCGTTCGTGTGCAGGATCGCTACTGAATATCGCTGTAGCTGTGAACCTGAACCAGTGTTTATAACGCCAAGATGAAAACCACTTTGCCAGTTCTGCCCAGGTCTTTGTCTTGAGCTGCGTCTCAGTATTCGCTGTAACAACGCCCTTACAATCCACTTCGGTTGCTATTGCCCACAAGATCAGCCAGGCAACGAGACAACTCTTTCCGATGCCGTGACCGGATGCTACCGATTCCAGGATAGGCGCGAAGTCTAGTTCCTCGCCGCGGCTAAGTCTGTCGCCAATCTCTTTTAGGATCTCAGCCTGCCAATCGTGCGGCTTTACATCGTCCCAAGCGAACTTTACAAATGCTAATGGATTATGCCGGAATTTATGCGCTGTTTTGATCAAAAACCGCTCAATTTCCGTATTTTGCATAATCTATAATAATCAACGGCTTAGCTAACCAAATCGGGAACTCCGAGTACCCGATTTAATCAGCAGACTCGTCAGCCAGTTTCTTTAGTTTTAGCAGTTCATCCGCAGGAGAAACGTTCAGGTTCACATCCTGTTCTGACCTATCTTTCCAGCCAAAATTGTTTTTCAGGTTAAAAATCAAACCAGTCACGCAGTTGCCGTGTAACTTTTCCTCTAGCTGCTGCTCGACTCTAAGCTTGGCTTTCTTTACAGTGCCAAAAAATTCATCTCTCTTTTCGTAGTTTGTGAGCGTTTCTCTATCTACATCAAGCCACAGCGCAAGACCACAAATTGTATATGGCTTAACAGGGACACCGTTTGAATCCTGGAAGCTATCACAGTAATCGAAGTACGCATCAATCTTCTCCTGTAGCTCTTCAGGTGTTTTGAACTTTAATGGTCTTCCTGCTGGCATTGTTTCTCTCAAGTGAACAATCTACATAAATTAGATGCGATTGTTTATCTATAGTTAATAATAACTTGGCTTTATACACGAAATACAGAAGATTGTCAAGGTCAATCAATTATTTAGATCGTGACGATTAATAAATGTGTTTGACATTATAGCCATCGTCTATATAATGGGAGTCCAGGTAAATATATCGTTTACTTGTAATTTGGAGAAATAAAATGGCAGGTTCAAGACTGGGTATGTGGCAACCTAAAAGAAAAGATGGTAAAAATTGGAAGGTTAGCTATTCAGGAACATATAACGGGAAGCCGTTCGAGCAAACTAGATCCTTTCGTATAAAAGCAGACGCCACGCAGTTTATTAAAACTGCCAAGTCTACTTTTAAAAAAGCA